TAGGGTTTCTTCTAATTGTTTATCTCTTAGTTCTCGTACATACTGAATTTCTCTTTGTATGTAGTCCAAAGCCTTGTTTAAGTCTTGGAGTTCATCATCCTTCTTTCCAGCCCTAATAATGTACTTCAATACATTACCACGATTGAAATTAAGTTTGTAGTCTGAGATTATGTCGATCAAGTCATACTCTCCAGTAGCTTCATAGTGTAGTGAATTACCTCTCATTCGTTTAAGTTTATAATTGTTGCTTGTGATTCTTGTAGTAGATATACTTCTTTATCCATTCGTTTCTTAGTCCACATCGTAGTATCTGGGCAATATAACGCATCCGTTTCAGGCATCTTTATCTCGTTTAGCCAAAACAAATAGTTTCCTTTAGGGTCATTTACAAAGTAGAACTTTAATACATCCTCTGGGAGTTGCATAAGTCTTTCGTATTTTGCTTTCTCAAGCATCTTGGTCTCGTAGTATGTCTTACGGAATTTCATCTCTATAACGCACTCTAATCCTTTTGGGGTCTTTCCTTTCGCATCATAGAACTCGTAAGCACCTCCACACCACTCTAAATCCCATCCATCAAGATTTAAAATTAAAACAGTTGCCTTCTCCCACTTGTGTACTTTATTCAAATCCATTCTCAAAAATTTTATTGAGGTCTTCAATCCACCTCTTTATTTCTTTCTTATTGCATCCACAAGGTCTATGGTATTTGTGGTTAAAATACTTTGCGTGTAACTCCGCTATGATAGCTAATTGATTGGGTTCGATTCTTACTAAGTTGATACCAGCACTAGACCAAGTATCCCAATCCTTTTCTGACATCTTAATCATCATTCCCACATTTGCAAGTTAAAGAGTTCAACAATAATTCTCTCTCGTAGCATCCGCACGATTCGTATCCTAATTTACGAGCAAACCAATAAGCTACTTCGTATGCATTCCCAAAAGTTACTAATTCGGTAACTGCGTGAACCATCGTTCCAAGTTTAATGTAACATCCTATTTTCATAGCTTTGATTTTAAATGTTTTAATACTTTTCTGTATGTGTTATATAATGAAGCATAACTGATATTTGTTTTTCTGCTTAATGAAGAAATACTTTCACCATCATCAATAATCTCATATACTTTTTTATCATACCAGTATAATTCTTCTAAAGCATTTTGAACTATTTCATATTGTTTTTGAAAATCGTTTATTTCAAACTCATCATAAGATTGTAAGTCTTTTATTTCTTCTAAATCAATAAATGTTGTTTTAATTTCTTTCTTTTTAAGATCTAAAAACATTGTAGACAGCATTTTAAAAACATAGAAATAGTTTATGTCATCTTTATATGTTATATCAGATCCAGATTTAGATAATCTATCTAATCTAATATACATTTCTTGTACAATATCTTCTGCTGTATCTCTATTGCACCCGAAAGATTGAACAATCTCTATCCAATTCTTATGTCTTTTAAAAGCAAGTTCTAGAATGTTCATCCCTTCCAGAAAGTTAAATGAAGTCCAAAGAATAAGAACATCATAGTTATTTGAGAATAAAACTCTTCAGGTTCTACATCCTCCATATCTGGTTCAATATTCGGATCGTAGTAAATCACACCAACAGACATTCCGTATATCGGTACTATCTGAATGTTTAGGTTAAAGTCGTTAAAACTTAAATTCATACTTTTTCTTTTATTTTATGTAATATGTTTTCTCCTTCGATAGAGAATCCTACATTGTTCGGAACTGAACGCATTCTTATAGGATGGTCTAAACTTGTTGGTCTTCCACCAGTATCTGTGTCTTTTATTTTTCGTATGTGTATCATAGAGAACATCCAATCGGTAGCGTGTTGGATATAACGATGTATTACAATAAAGTCATCCGCTCTATTCACGAACTTACCTCCTCCTTCTACATCACTTGCCATTGGAGGAACTGGGTGTCCTGCGTACTCGTGTTTATCATTGTGAGTCTTTCTAAGAGCATCTGTTGAAGCGTGTGTGTTTAACCATATACTTACTTGCCTTGTTTTGCAGAAGATTCGCATCTCGGTTGTTGCTTGGTAATCGTACTCGTGTCCTCCAACTGATTTCAAAAGTTCTCTATCCTTTATCAAAGAGTTATACGGGTCAATCAATAGTCCATCGTAGTTCCAAGCATCTTTAATCTGTCCAGCTAAATCTAAAAGTTTTTTATACGAATATAACTCATTCGTGTCTATTATCTTAAAGTGGTCATCTAACCAAGACAATCTCTCAAGCATCGTATCCTCTGAGATCTTATTGATTGGGAGTCCTTCTAAATACTCTACCATCTTTCTAAGAATCGAATAAGCCTCGTTTTCACTTGAGAATATAAGCCATCTTAAATCGTGTTTCTTTGAGTACGCTAACATCAAATATAGAATCACAGTAGTCTTTCCGACATTTGCGTGTCCTAAGATAACATTGAAGTTAGTTGGTTTAAATCTAAAGTGTTCATCTATATCAGGTATTCCAAGTCCAAGTCCTTCTTTGAACTCTCCTTTCCTAATAGCGTTTAGTTTGTTGATTTGTTCTTTTACTTTGATTATCATCTGTCAAATAATAAAGGGGGCAATAAGCCCCCCGTTAATTAAAATGGTAAGTCATCTACTAACTCTCTGTCTGGGGAGTGTTGAGATGTAGTTACTTCTTTGTTTGGTTTCCAAGTAGAATACCCTACATAGTACCCTCCTTTTTTGGATTTTAATACATCCATATTCAACCATCCGTTGTTTTCTTTTATGAGTCCTTCCTTATCTCTTAGGAACTGAGCGAACTCAGATACCTTTATTGATAATTTAGTTACTACGAAATCCTGTGGGGCTTCTTTTGCGAACATCCCATTTACTAATTCACTTGCCATTATTTTACTAAGTCTTTTAAGTTGTTTTTATCTACTCCTTCTTGGTTAAACTTGATCCCTAAAGATACAAGAATCCTTTTAATATCTTCAATAGAGTTCACTTTATCGAAGTCAATTTCAAATGTGTGATTATCCATTGTTTACGAAGTTTATGAATTGTCTTGCGGTTGTAAGTACATCCTCGATATTAGTTTGGAATCCTGCGTGATAATCTACCGCTGCTTTTAACATAGATTGTCTGATGATGTAGGTTTGTACATCTTCCTTTTGTGCAGTCTTTTGTTGTGGTGCGAATGTTTGCTCCTCTCTCACGATCTTACCCGTGTTGTACTGAGAGTTCTTTTCGTAAGTAATGTCATCTCCTACATTCTTTTTAAATTGACCCTTAGCTAAAAACTGAAGGGACTCTCCGTTTGCCATTGACACTTGATACTTTTGAAAAGTGTTCTGTCCATTGCTCCACACACCTTTAGGCTCTATGTGCGTAATCTTACTTGTTAAATTCATCTCTTTGGTTTTGATTAAAAATTTCTATTTCAGCGTTTAATAAGTCTATTAATTCTTCCCTGTATTTAACAGTTCTTTCGAGTTCTTCAATCCTTCTCTGAAGGGCATCTACTCGGGCGGTTAAGTAATCAATTTTATGCTCCATAATTTCTAAGGGCTTCAAGTTGAATCTTAACGAGTGCAAGTTCTTTTTCGTGGTAGTCTTCGCTCCACTCCAGTTGTTTGATTTTTTCTTTTACTAAGTCTTCCATTTGTCTATTAATTGGTTTAACAATACCCAAATATATAAAAGTTTTTTTAATTCCAAACATTTGTGCAAAAAAAAAGAGATGCTTTTTCAAACACCTCCTTTTCCAAGACAGAACAGATAGACAAAAATCAACTCTTCAAATATAATTCTTTTTGTGTTAGCTTGCTTCTAATTGCTTAACTTTTTGCTTATAAAGTTCAATCATCTCCCTAAGTTCGTAATCCGCTATCTTAACTGTCTCGTGTGCAAGTCTCCAAAGTTCTTCAGCTTTCTCTTGCCCGAGTTTCTGTGCGTACTTAAATTGTTCACCCCCATAGTACATATTGCACTTCTTACATTGCACTTGAACATTATCTTCGTTCCATCTGGTAGCGTAATGCTTTCTACTTTGAAAGTGTCCAGCATCTACATTTTTATAATGGTCTTTCGTTCCACAAGTAAAACACTCTACCATTCCTGAGTGGTCTGCGTATCTTAGTCTGATATACTTAGAGAAGATTGTATCAAGACTCGTTACAAGTGTGCTTCGTTTAGCCTTTCGCATCGTATCTTGGTTCTCTTGGATTATCTTGGTGTTGTAGGAACATATCCCCCATATACGGATCTACTTCTTTAATCGCTCTAAAAATAACCCTTGAGTTCTTCTTTGCTTCTTCTCGTTCTGCTTTTGTAGAATCACATCCAAGTTCGGTGTACATAAAAGCGTTTATCTCTAAAAGTTTATCTACCCTATCCTTGATTGATAAGTTGAAGTCTCTTGCTACTTGAAAAACATAGTCTTTAAAATCCTGCTCCATAATTTTTTTATTGGTTACTTACAAATATATAAAAAGTTTTGTTATGTTTGCATAGATGATTTATGCGTCTGAAAACACGATTCGGTCATCAGCATATAAATGTGGTAGAATGGGAAGCAGACACACCACAACTTCAACCTAAAGCAAACGAAGGTCTGTACTCAGTAGGATGAGTGGAATTGCAAGTCTTAGAACCTACATTACTAAGATGTCCTAATGCTCTCAAGAACTAAACGGAAGCAATTAATGGACTGGGTGGCTTAGGGCTACCTATGTCCATACGCAACTCAGAATCTTACAAAAGCAATATGATTAGAACAGGAAATACTCTTAATAAAATAGAAAGTAATCAATACGAAACTTGGAATATACGAAGTATTGTATTGAAAGAAATTGGTCTAACATATCAAGAATATCTTTCCTCAGAACATTGGAAAAAATTAAAACAAAAAACTTTAAGAAGAAAGCGTTTTAAAAAATGTCAGAAATGTGATTCTGATCAAAACATTCAATTACATCACAAGCATTATAGATTCTTAATGCATATTCACGAACTGCATTCAATCGTTCCACTTTGCAAAAGATGTCATAATGAACTTCACGATTACACCAAAGAAAATAAGTTGTCCGTTAGAGAAGCAACAAACATCTTCTTAAAACAAACTAAACCTCTTTACAATAACTCTTAATAAAACAAAGAATACTAAAACAAATACAATAGGTAAGAAAGCATTATAAGACTTTTCTTTCTCGTATATCTTCTCCTTAGATTTCTCTACAACAACTGAATCTTTTACGATTTCTTTAGATTCATTTAGATGCGTTTTAACGGACTCTTTCTTCTTTCGTATAGTTACACTCTTTGCGTTGGAGAAAATGCTTTCTACACCATTTAAAACAACCGAGATAGGCTTTAATGAGTCTTTTTGTTCTACTACAATCTCGAAAGTATCTGAATCGTACTTAATCGAATCTTGCTTAACCACTTTTGTAATGGTTGAGACTTCTGTTTTAATATCTTGGGAAACTTTTGTAGTACGCTTCTTAACAGAACAAGAAACGAATAATAAACTACATAATAGTATAGACAGTCTTCCCATTTTTCTTAGATGCTTTTAATACTCTTTTTCGATTCTCACTCTCACTAACATACGAGATATGTACCCAATCAGGATTCGAGTTATTACCAAATTCCCAGATTAATTGATCATAGTCTAAGTTCTCTCTTATCCAATCAAACATCTGCTTATTACTAACACCTCCTAAAGTATCATCGATATCAATCGCTCTACCTTGAGTATGTTGTGAACCTGTCGCACCACCAATAGCCTTGTTGAGTTTCTGAGATCTAAAGAACGAGTTAATAGCAATCGGAACTCCAAAGTGTTCTCTAAGTGGCTCAAATACCTTCTCAGCTAATACTTGCATATTCTGTAATTGATATGCATCAGGCTCATTGTTGATTCCTTTACGAACCGCAGTCTGACTCTGTGTAGCCTCTTTGTAGGATATGTGTTTAGATATTCTCATATCTCTTTATCTTGATTACGCTTTATAAGGGCTTTAATACCTTTTACAAGGTCATCAGGTGCTAAGAATAGTGCAAGTGAGATAAGTAGTGTACCAAAGAAGATAGTAGTATCACCATCCTTCTCAGTCAAGTAGTAGAAGTTACCAATTAGTAAGAAGAATCCTAATAGTGTGGTAGTAACTCCCTCTTTAAAGTTCTTTTCTAACTTGCTCATTTCTTAATCTGCTTCTTTAGGTAGTAAAATATCTCCTTGCCTATAAGACCAAAGAAACCACCGACTAAACCAACTAAGGCAGCTTGAAACACCCCCATCATAGAAATAGTGGTTGCCGCTGTGAGGATATAACCTCCTAAAAAACTAATCTTTGAATCCAATGTAGTCATCTGTCTTTGTGCTTAAGGTCTTAGGGGGCATATAGCCCCCGTTGACCGATAAACTTATTCTACTTCTTTGTACGAACCATCTGCAAGATCAATCTCAATATTACCATACTTCTCTTCTAAGGCTTTAATGATCTCTTGTTGTTCACCTGAGACTTGTGCTAAAGCGTGAAGTAAGTTGTGCTTCTGAGATTCCAACACACCCACATCGTGTAGATATGCAGCTTGTTTCTGTTGTACTTCTTTTAGGCT